GGTATCTTCTGCGTCGGGATGGACATATCACGGAACGCCCACAGCACATGTGGATGCGTGTGGCTATCCAGCTTCACAGGAATGATTACAAACACGTCAAGGAGACTTATGATGCTCTATCTCAAGGCTACTTCATCCACGCAACCCCTACACTGTTCAACTCTGGCGGAATGAAGCCCCAGCTGTCGTCCTGCTTTCTCCTGACTATGAACGATGATTCCATCAAAGGAATTTATAAGACCCTTGGGGACTGTGCTCAAATTTCAAAGTGGGCTGGCGGAATTGGCCTGTCAGTTCACAATATCCGTGCGCGTGGTTCTCGCATCAAGGGCACGAATGGCGAATCTACTGGTATTGTTCCTATGCTGAAGGTGTTCAACGATACCGCAAAATATGTGAATCAGGGTGGTAAGCGTAATGGATCATTTGCAATCTACCTAGAGCCGTGGCATGCGGATATTGAGGATTTCCTTCGCCTGAAGCTGAATCAGGGCGCAGAAGAAGACCGTGCTCGTGATTTGTTTTATGGGCTGTGGATTCCTGACCTGTTCATGAAGCGAATGGAAGCAAAGCAAGATTGGACTCTAATGTGCCCTGCCGAGTGTCCTGGGTTAGCAGATGTACATAGCGAAGAGTTTGAGAAGTTGTATGAATCTTACGAGAAGGCTGGCAAGGGTCGCAAGACGATTCCAGCCCAGAAGTTGTGGCAGATGATTCTGGACGCTCAAATCCAAACTGGAACGCCATATTTATGCTACAAGGACGCTGCGAACTCAAAGTCTAACCAACAACACCTTGGAACAATTAAGAGTTCAAATTTATGCACAGAAATCATGGAGTTCACATCCCCTGATGAGTCTGCTGTTTGTAACTTGGGATCCCTTGCGCTTCCTAAGTTCGTAGAGAATGGAACCTTCAACTTTGAAAAGCTGAGAAACTATACATCTATTTTGACGCGCAACTTGGATATTGTGATTGACAAGAACTATTATCCTACGCCTGAGTGTCGCAACTCAAATACACGCCATCGTCCAATTGGGATCGGAATTCAGGGTCTTGCGGATGTATTCGCAATGATGAGACTACCTTGGGCGTCGAAGGAGGCTGAAGTGTTAAATCGTGAAATCTTTGAGAACATTTATCACGCTGCGCTCGAGACGTCTATCTTCCGAACGTGTGATCCATCGGTCATGACATTTAACCATTCGACTTTTGAAACCGATGGATGTTATCCTTCATACTCAGGTTCCCCTCTTTCCCAAGGAAGGATGCAGTTCGATTTGTGGAACGAGAAGCCGAAGTATACATCCTATCTTGACTGGGATGGGCTTCGCGATAAATTGAAGCACTATGGGGCTCGCAATTCCCTGCTACTCGCACCCATGCCTACTGCGTCTACATCTCAAATCCTGGGTAACAATGAGTGCTTTGAGCCTTTCACATCCAATCTGTACGCTCGTCGTGTTCTAGCAGGAGACTTTATGGTCATCAATAAGTATCTGGTAAATGACTTGACTAAACTCGGACTATGGACATCCGATATCCGCACTCAAATCATTTCAGACAATGGTTCAATTCAGAACATTCCTGAAATCCCAGCAGAGATTCGCGAACTATACAAAACTGCGTGGGAAATCCCACAGAAGACGCTCATCAATATGGCACGCGATCGTGCTCCATTTATCTGCCAGTCGCAATCATTGAATTTGTTTCTTGCCGAACCCACATATGCTAAGATCTCATCGATGCATATGTATGCTTGGAAGCAAGGATTGAAGACTGGTTGTTATTACCTTCGTACAAAGGCAGTTTCAAGTGCCCAAAAGTTTACGATCGAGCCCACAAAGAAGCCGTCTGTAAGTGAAACGGATTGCCTAATGTGTTCCGCATAGAAATGTGTATATAATAGCTCCACTCATTAACCCTGCGTAAAAGCCAGCTCTGAACTTCAACTCGCCGTATTCGTAAATATCTTCCAGAAGCTGTGTCATTATTAATAAATTCAACTTCAACGCTTAAGCCTTTTTTTCTCTCTATCAAAATATAAAATGTCTGACGCCGCTCCCTCCACTGAAGGTTTTTCTCTCTCCCCCTCTCCTCTAGCTGGTGGTCGCCGTCGCCGTGCCTCTCGCAAGCTGCGCGCGACTCGCAAGAAGATTTCTCAGCTGAAGAAGTACGCCAAGAAGCTCGGTGGTGCGGCCGATGAGGTCGAGCAGGTTGCTGGTGCCGCCGAGGAGCAGGTCGAGGAGGCCCAGGCCGCGGTTACTGGTGCTCGCCGCCGCCGCTCTCGCAAGACGAAGAAGGCTCGCAAGTCTCGCCGCGCTCTGTTTGGTCTGAAGTATTAAGAGCAACACCAATCTCGCTGACTAGCGCGAACAGCTTTTCATTAAACCCATAATGGCATCCATTCGGCTCCTTGAAGTCTGGGATTTTACGAGACGATAAATTCCTTGGATGCGTCAAACTAACAATAACTTCCTGTGGGGATAACTCACGACACATTTGCTCGCGACCTCGGATAAATGCGTCTCCTTCTGCCACATTCACAGTTTCATCAAATCGACGTTCCTCCCAAAAGCTACGAGTAAAAGCTAGCGTTGCCTCGGAAACTCGCTGACTCATTGGCAGAGTATACGGTGGAACATTCATGAATGAACTGTACTTTGTAATGTCATAGCAAGGTATCGTTGTACAGAAAGCAGCTTGCCTCGCAGGTTCTTTCATCATCATCGCTACACGGTGCAGTACCGTATTCTCAGGGTATACATCATCATCATCGCAGAACACAATGGTATCATAAAGTGCCTTTGAAACACCTAAGTTTCTCTTTTGCCCAATTGTCATTTCAGATTCACAGCGAACATATGTTACATTCGGAATACCAATTAGAGTATCTTCAATTGAATCCTTGCCATCATCAACTATAATCCACTCCATCTTATCTTCTGGGTATGTCTGTAGCAAATAACAATACTTAGCAAGAGCCATAAACTGCCGACGGTCTTTCGTCAGCGTCACAATTGAAACATCTGGCAAATCTTCTTCCTTGGGAAATACATCCTTCAGGCGGTACTCTGGCAATGCCTTATCTAGCACTTCTGGTAAGAGTGTCTTCATATTCGCAACCCATGTCTTATGACGATCTTCGTATATTTTGCGAAGGAGCTCTGATCCATTGCGCTTGTCTTTGAAGGGTGTATTTACATACCGTTCTAGGGCATCGCATATTGACTGGATTGAAACATCTACCAATGTTCCAAAACAATCAGGTTGGTCAAGTGAATTGAGTTGTTCACAATACTCTACTCCGATTTGAACCTCTCCAACCAAGTCGTCTTTAAAAGGACGAATCGGAGACAGAATCAAATTACAACCAACAGACATTGCCTCGTTAACTGCATGACCAAATCCCTCAGCTAAACTAGTGCATATACACAGCCCACACTCCTTTAGTAACTCGTCATAATCTTTGTCCTTCAATATTTCTGCCTTCACAATCACCTTGTCGGAAATAGACTGAGGAACCGTTATCTGCATGTGTTTCGGCGAATAGACTACATGGAGTGTTGGAAGCTTATCATACAATGTAGCATTGTTCTCTTTGATACGCATGTACGCCTGAAACACTGGCCGAGGATGGCGGTAGATATTTTTACCAATTGGGATAATAGCTTTGTGATAATTCTTCTTCATCCCATCGTCCCAAACTTTATCTATAGACGTCCAACCAATGAAACGAACTGGCTTGGCAGTGTGCTGTTTCAGTACATCTTCAGCCTCACGAGTTTTAACCCAAATTTCATCTACCATGTTCAAATAGGGCTCCCAGTTGCGGTAAGTCCATTCTATATTTGGAATCCACACATTCTTGCGAGCATACGGAAACAGAGATGGGTTGATAACCTCTATAAATATATTCATGTCAGCCTCCTCGCAATGTGGGTGTACGTAAGGTACACATGATATGCTGACATCCTTATCAAAAATCCCAGACAAGATACCTCGCAGGATAAATGTATCTTGGTTGAGACCAGTGTTCTGTCCAAAATTTGAAATAATATTAACTCGCATCTTTATGTATCTAGTTTATTTTGGCACTAAACGCTTTGTCGCACGGCGAATCATACTTCTTCGCAATGTTTTTGGTTTAACATGTAGAAATTGTATGTATCTCTTCCACGAATCACGTGTGCGTGGGGAACATTTGTTAAGAAATACAGCAGGTCGATCAAACCACCAAACAGCTCCATGTTGTCCACACCACTTCCAAAATACGACTGGGTCAGATAGAGGACGTGCCTCACTTAGTTCGGTTGTATTCGTAAGTTCCTTGCAGAGCTGTTTGGTCTCTGCAGTTCCGTATCCATAGTATGGGCTAAATATATTTTGCTTATAGTCAGAACTTTCTTCCTCAAACTGAGTTCCATTCCAACCAACATATGAAATTGGTCGGAACGAGTCCCATGCAGTTTCAAATATAAATAACTGATTATTGTATTTTCCATAAATACGTTCATAAAATTCAACTAACTCCATTATTTCATGTTAGAATTAGAGATTATTGGTTATAACGAAAGCGATTAAAAGAATGATTTTAGTTCGCCAGTTCGTGTTCCAAACACCTTTACGTTAACTGGATTCGCGATTGCAGGCGCGAAATCCTGTAGGTCGTTTAGGTAGAACTGGTGAAAGTCAACTTCTGAAAATATTTTACCAGAAGCATACCCTACGACACGAGCGTTCAAATCTTCGAGTTCTCCACCGACATTGTTGGGGTCATTTCGCCCAAACATCAGATAGTAGCTGCGCATAATGATTCTCAAATCATCATCGCTCTGTCGCCCAATATCATATTTCCCACCGCTCATGGAGTACACTTGGTCGTGAATAGACTGTTGGAGGCGGTCAATGTTTGCGAGGCTGAAGAATACAGAGTTGAGAGGGGTCTCCTTGTGCATTGCCCCAACTAGGTCTCGGCGAGGATTGTCTCCGAGCACGGAATCCCCATCCGAGTATAGTTTGTAGGGTCGAGCAGCATATGACATTGTTGCAGGATCGAGCACATTCGGAACACGACCACCGTGCTGGGGGGCTGGGTACTGAGCGTTGGTTGATGTCATGTTATACCGATTTTCCACCTGAGGGACAGGTATTCTTTCTAGAACCGACTTCTCCATCTTGCTTATAACTCGCGTAATTTTTCATATAAGCTTTGATTTAGAATTTCTTCAATTTCAATCGTCATTGAAAAATTTCCATCAAATATAAGTTCATTGCCAGCTCTATCTAACAGTTGAATTTCAAGTTGTTGGATGTTCGTCGGAAGCAAAAAATGGTACGTTTTGTTTGTCGTGTTCGTGGAGTTATTGTCGTAAATGATTTGCCCTTTATCTACCGCTACGATTATCTTTGCAAATACACTAAAATATGTATCGTTAACAGTTTGAGGAATAACTGTGTTATAATCGTTGACACGCAAATAAATGTAGTCGTCTGTATTGAGATCTGGTAAATATGTAGCCGTTAGAAAGGTCGTACTATTAAGGGTAACATTTTGATTTGCGTTGGCTAGTTTAAATCCCATAGACGCTGCAAGTTTATCGAACACGAATATAGTCGGAGTTGTATAATTGAAGTTGAAATCATAAGTACATCCTGGGGTGGCACTGGAATTTCCTAATCGCATGTAACCGTTAGTATCTACACTACAAGTTAGTGTAGCGCCTCCTGTTATGGATAAAGCGCGCATTGCCGTCTGAATATCAGCTGCTAAAAGTTCTGCAGTTGGATAGTATTTGCCGATATTAGTTGGGTCAATATCAACATCAAGATAAGTAGTTGTTCCATTTGCTCTCATTTGAAACATCGTATTTCCTCTTATTTGTTGAAAGTTTACAAAGGTATTTGGGAGTTCCATTGAAGATAATTTTACAGACGATGCGTTTTTTAATGGAAGTGACAGTCGGCTAACAAAATGACTTGCAACTGATGTTGCTGTAGGGGTAAAGTCGTCCAATACATTCGGATTTCCTGGATTACTCAGAGTATTACTAGGTAGGATCCCTGGAGTTATGTATGCTCGGAACCGACTGTCAATATTAAATGTATGTATCTTGATATTTTTATTATTTCTAACACTCAACTTCGTGTTATCTATGAATTTATCTGTCTTAACAATATCCTCTTCTACGTTTCGGTTACCAGGAAACTGTTGAAATAAATGCGGATCTTCTATTGCATACCCTGTCATAGATGCCTGGTTAGCATCGTAGTCTGTTGCTTCATCAATATATTCTGTTTGTTGAAACGCTAACAATTGAGTAGCATTCTCTGCATATTGTTCGGCCAACAATTGTTGATATGTAACTGGTTGATTCATTGTTTAATCTATCGTTGTTTATTTGAAAGTGTTTTAAACCTATAATAAAGTAATGTCTTCATCTGAAATTTCAGCTATCTTAAGAGCACTTAGCCTAGTAGGGCCGACTGGTCCTAGTGGTCCTCCAGGGCCAATCGGACCCACAGGACCAACTGGTCCAATTGGTCCACTGGGACCTACAGGACCTACAGGGCCACAAGGTGTGTTGGGGGTATCAGGCCCTACAGGTCCAACAGGTCCTACTGGCTTACCATCTCAATATAATATTCTACCTGTTTTATTCTATAACACGAATGCTTTTACTACAATAAATTTGGCCGATATAGCGCCATATACTACCATATTTATCGGAGGGGCTGTGAAACGGCTTATTATTAAAAGAGATGGATATACACCACCGAGCGCATTTTGGTTTACAATACAGTGTGGATTCTATGATTCTATTTATGATGGTAGTGATCCTACTAACTTTCTAGCTATTGATTGGGTTCCGATTGCCGATCCTGGTGTTTTAATTGCTACGGTAGCTAGAGCTAGAATTGGGGTCAATAATAGTTTTGGACCAGCGCCTACATTTATATGTTATTGGAACTCAGTATCCAACGATCTTATATTTTATTAGCATTCTATTATAATGATTTCTGGGAATCAGTGGTCATCTAGAAGTTTAATTCCAAACTGCGTTGGTACAGAAGGTCCTACTGGGCCAGCTGGTCCATCAGGACCCACTGGGCCAGCTGGGGATGAAGGAGGTGTAGGACCTCCAGGCGATAAAGGGCGTATAGGAAATAATGGAACCAGTGGTGCATTAGGACTAGAAGGACCGCAAGGACCACTTGCACCGTTTAAAATTAAGTATTATGATATCAGCGAGGCTATCTTATACCCCCCTGGCGGAATCTCTAATATAGCTGAAATATTTTTTGATAATAGAGATAAGCATACTCTATATGTTATAGTGGTATCCAATGCCGTAAGATTACCTCCTGGGGTTACTGCCGCGGAAATCATAGTGAAACTTACTGTACCTTCATATTCTACACCAATAACTGACACCACTTTTTGGATACAATTTAAACCGTGGAATACTACAACTACCCCTAAGTTAAATATTATATTTAAAGTTACACCAAACCTACTTGATAGATATGCGTCGTATGACACATACCCTGCGAGTGTAGATTGGCCTATTGGCCAAGTACCAACTTTTACAGGTGTTTCATATTTGTACTATAGTGGTGGTACTAATGGGTTTAAGATATGTTAATAACTAGAGATAAATGATCTCGGCATCAGAATGGACTAAACTACGATACAGTGTGGATTGTCAAGGGATAGCAGGGCCAACTGGTCCAACTGGTCCTCAAGGCATAGGCGCCGTTGGTCCAACTGGTCCATCTGGTCCTGCTGGGCTCATCGGAAATACTGGACCAACTGGACCAACTGGTTCCAGAGGAGGCACAGGTCCCACTGGTGTTGATGGAACTCCCAACTTAGGATTTGAGATAATAAATGTTGCGGTAAGTCCTACAACTATATCATTAACCCCAGCCGATAAATATAAAACATATATAGTTGTTTCATCTAGCAGCCTTGCTGAAGTCCGATTCGATGTAACCAATTTAAAAGGAACAAATGATAACGATTATTACATACGAGTTAAAAATGGTGGAACAATTCAATATAATCTGAGAGTTATATCAGCAACAGCCGTATTTCCATCAGGTATACCACTTAAACCACCAGGTAGAAGTACCGACTCAGCTGGTATCACTGTTACAACACGGATAGTGACTATAGATTGTAGAATAAATGGATCGTTTGTATTTGTAAATATATTATAGGCTCAGAATATTCTTCTCTTTTGGGTGTTCAGGCACTGTTCCATTCGAACGGTGTTCTATAATTTCACTCCAAGTCTTCTGAAAGTAAGGCAAGTTTGTATCTAGCCACGATTTATCCTTGTCTACCGATTGAGACCTATACTTTACGAGAACCCAAAATACAAACATCCAATGTCTGTCGTCATTTTTTGTAATATCGTCTTTCCACTCAACAACTGTACGCGTATCTTTGAAATGTTTGTATACTACACTTTTAGCATCTTCAGATACCATAAATACAGACTTGTATTCTGCGTTTGACTCGGACCACTCTGTAAAATTCATGTCCTTAAATTTAAATTCCATGTAGTCGCATCCATCTAATCCAGCGCATTCCATTTGGAGTTGCATTTGATGGTAATATGTGGAAGGAACAGGAGTTGATTCGTCAAAATCGCGAGAAATCGGACACTTAAATTCAACAAGTCGACCGTATCTAGGATTGGTAGTATCATCTGTTAGCTGAATTCCGTCTGGAGATGCGCCTAAGAATTTGTGTACTGGATGAGGAATACATGTTGTATCTACCAATTTTACACCATACATCTCTTCAAATATCTGTTTTGCAATCGGCTCAAATCTAGTACCCCATAGCAATGCTCGAGCAGTCACAAATTGACCCCCAGATTCTTTGGGAGTAAGCTTGCCCATAATGATTTCGTGGCGCTGAGCAGGAGTGGCATCTTTTACAGTTTTATAAATTTCAGACGCAGTTAGCATCTCCCCTCGTTTAAGATGCCATGCCGCAGTTCGCTGGTCGTCTTGTCCATAATTTTCAAGAATAAATTTTACCTGAGCTTCAACCATCGTAGTATAGTATTATACTGCAACATACTACTAATTCGTTTTCAGGCATCGTCTGTTTTGAAACTAAATGGAGCATACAATTCAATCACAGGAACAGTGGGTACTATATCGTCTTGAGAAGTTCTATAGCAACCAGTCAAACTTGAATAGAGTACGCGATATTCTCAGTGGAACTTCTAAGCTTTCATTGCGACTTATCGATTGGTTCGTAACCAATTATTCGAAGAAGTATAATATCTCATACTTGACGAAACAAAATAAGCACATTGTTGTTTATTTATCTTACAAGTCTCACCTTAAGGCTTACAGCAAGAAGATGTTTGACCCATTCTGTCGCTGGAAGCGTATTAAGTTTTGCGAGATGGAAACAACTGTAGGACAGCTGAACTTCTTTGAGTGGGCCATCGTTGACGAAGTACTTGATTATATTGAAACTCATCACGACGATATTCATCGTGATATGGATGTCCGTCTACACGAGGCAAAAGGATTGGTGGAGCCTAAAAAGCGTCACGAGTTATCAAATTCGGCAACCAATTCTCTCAAGCGTCATGATATAAAAACTACCGTTAAGTTTGATTAGTTTGTTAAAAATACACTTTATTTCACATTGCTAGTAGAACAAATGCAGTCCATTCGTCGCAAGGATTTAATATATACCGACGTATCGACAACCATTCTTGAACAAGACGAAGATATTGATGCCGATTCGATTGATGTGAATAATAAAACGGTATACAAAGGATTGATTGATTCTAGGTATTCCGATTATGGATTAGATGTACAGTGGTTATACAATGACGAAAGCGAACGAGTTGGATTAATTGAATACGAAACTATAGATCGCACTACGTATTCTGTTCTGTGGTATTACGATAATCCATTCGGAACATTCTTGCAAGAACCTGGATGGACAACACAAGGAAGAACTGTGTGGTCACTATTATCTAATGAGGCATATCAGGACTGCTTAGAAGATGACTTTGAATCGTTTATTTATCTGACACTCGGCGGTTCAACGCGGATTATTATGCCGTCTATGTTGACCAATTTAGCAACCCATTACTATGCATGCCCACAGTGTGGTAAAAAGACTCTTTCAGCGACAAGCAGCTGCTCATCATTGAAAAAGGTTTTGTTTTCTAACTCTTCTATTCTTTTTTTAGATGATTCTTATGTTATCTATACGCCTCCTGCTGACTCTCGAATTACTCGGTTGCTACAACTCGGCGACGGCCACGAGGCGCAGGAGGAGGCGGTGCCTGAGTGACTGGCGGCTCATCTAGTTCAGGCACCTCGATATTCACAGAAGTCTGCTCAGAAGTCAGAGGCTCAGTGTCTACTACCTGCGAATCGCTAGCGATAGGCTGGTCCTCATCCTCAATATCATCTGCGAATACATTCACAGCTGTTAGCTTCTGCTGAGGAAACACCTGTGCGTACGACAGACGCCAAGTCACACCGAATGAACCATTCACATTGTAGATGGAACCAGATACAACCAGATTCGCCTCAACACCCTTGGGGAATACCGCAGGCAGACTAGAAGGATACACCGTCATCGGATTGCCCTTGTTGTCAATGAACTCGGAGCTAACACGATTATCGTAGACAGGCACCTTAATCGTCATGCTTGGGGGGTACTTGCCATTTGGCACATACTCATCGCCCTGCTTATCGACAGATACGCGCAGCAGCTTCTTGAAACTGTCGCGGATCGCCTCCTCGGAACGCTTCTTCTTGAACCAGGCAGTGCTGTTCTCCACTGCAGATGCGATAATCTTCTCCTCCAGGTCTAGAAGGAAGTTGTACATCTTGGAGCTATCATCTGTGCCACTAGAACGCTCCTTGCCATACTTATCAACCGACTCGCCGAGCGAACCGAATAGACTGTACGTCTTGGAGTCGGTCTGCTCGTTCTCGCGAATCATGATACCTGCGCCAAACTTCATCCGAGGAAGGCGGAGCTGTAGGTTCTGCCCATCGTACTTGATATTAATAGAGGGGTTACGACCATTCTTCGCCTGTCCGACAGAGAAAGTGATACGGCTAGAGTCAATGTTGCGCACTGATACAATTGCGGAGTTAGTAGACATCTTACTGGTTGTGTGTCTTGATATACGCTGGATGGCTCTATATCCGTTTTCAACGAAATATCGAAAATCAATAAATCATGGATATATGTATATCCTGCAAGAATAAGACAAGTTCAGAACGATGTCCGAACAAACCGATATTGGGTCTGTCGTTCTGCGGTAAACACGTACGCTGTCCAACGAAGCGTTTGTGGTATGTTGAGAATGATTTAGATTCTAAGGCAACACTTATTCAAAAATGTTGGAAGGGATATACAATCCGTTATAGACTAACGCTGGCTGGGAAGGGAGTATTAAAACGGCAGTTATGTCACAACGATGAAGATGTAGTCACGTTTGAATCAAAGAATAGACAGCATCCATTTGACTACTTTTCTTTTGAAGAAGATGGCAAACTTTGGTGGTTCGATATTTTGAGCATACTTGGGTGCTTAAATTCTAATTTAATGCCAACCAATCCATACACTCGTCAGGCGTTATCAATAGAAACTAGACAAAGACTTCGTGAGTTATATAAATACCGTTTACATAACCGTCTGCCAATAGCACATACGCCTATACCTAAAAAATCATACAATGATCTGATTGAAACTCAATGGATGAAGATAACACAGATATTGCATGAGAATGGGTTTGAAGATGCTAACCCTAATCATTTTTTAAGCATGAATAATCGTACGCTGTTCATTTTGCTGGATTATATATATCGCGATATGTCCGCCCTTGCAATGGAACACCCTTCTAGTTCTAAGAGGCACAGATGGGCAAGTGCTATCAAGCGAGAAAGAGATACGTACCATATGAATCAACATGCAAACTTACAAATTTCAACCCTTGTCCTGAGTCTATTAAATGCAATGAACGAGCCTTACCATTTTTGTTTTATTTTGATGAGCGCCCTCTTCCGAGTGTGATTTAAACAGGTAAGGCGTATAGGTAGTATACCACGCGTTAGAAATGCCTCCTGCGAAGTCAACTGTTAATGCAAATAACATGCCTGCCGTTAAGAAGACTGCTTCCAAGCCTGCCGCCAAGACGGAGGTAACTGTCCCTGTTGTTGCGACGCCTGCCCCTGCGCCCACGCCTGCCCCTACGCCTGCCCCTGCCTCTGCCCCTGTTGTTGATGCTCGCTCTGCCGATGCGATCCTGGCCTCAGTCCAGGAGGCGCTGAAGTCTCTGAACGTTGAGGTGACTGGTCGCGTGCGCGCCCTAGTCGCTGATGCGACGGCTGCGACTAAGGCCCTGAAGCGCGAGTCTCGCGAGTCCAAGCGCCGTGTTCGCAAGGACCCTGCGACGATGACCCCTGAGGAGCGTGCCACTTGGGAGGCTCGTCGCGCGAACAACGCCTTCCTCAAGCTGCGCCCTATTACGGATGAGCTGGCCTCTTTCATGGGTGTGCCTGCCAAGTCGCAGAAGAGCCAGACGGATGTGACCAAGTTTGTCTCGCAGTACGTGAAGGCTCACGGTTGCTTTGACCCTAGCTTCAAGCGCCGCATTGTGCCTGACGCCAAGCTAGCCAAGCTCCTGCGCGTGAAGGACGGCCAGGAGGTGACCTACCTGAATCTCCAGAGCTTCCTGAAGGTGCACTTCATCAAGCCTGCGACGGCGTAAGTTTCCTAGTTCTTAAAACTAGGTGGTGGACATGATAAATGGGACTGGACGATACTATCTTATACGCCCTTGAATGGGTATTTTTAATAACAATAATAGAGCTTATAGTACTAATAATATTAGACGCCTCCTTAGCTCAGGGGTAGAGCAACTCCTTTGTAAGGGCTGGTTCGATTCCAGCATGAGGCATTCTGGTAGTATAGTTTAAGTGAAAAACACCTGTTAGCAAAGCCCAGCGAGTTAGTAGGAAATTGAGGTTCGAATCCTCTTGCTACCAAATGGAGGCATAGCTCAGTTGGTTAGAGCACTCGGCTGTTATAATAGCGGTCAGCAACCGAGAAGTCCACAGTTCGATTCTGTGTGTCTCCGCAGGAGCTATCGTCCAACGGTTAAGACGCTGGGCTTTGAACCCAAGAATGGAAGTTCGAGTCTTCCTAGCTCTTCAGCACTCATAGTTCAGTGGTAGAATGCAACCCTTCCAAGGTTGTAACCTGGGTTCGATTCCCAGTGAATGCATATGTGGGGCAAACGCTCTCA